GAGAATCTATGAAAGAAGGCTTGTATGAATATACTAAACCTTTTTTTAGTGAAGCTATGTTTACAAAAGCAATCATGGATATTAACAGAGGCGAGACTTCTGAAGGATATCCTATTAAAGGCTGGGATGAAGGCGGCTGGGGAGACAAAGCTAAGTTAGCTTTATATGAACTATATAGACCTTTTGTTCCGGGAGCACTACAACAAGTTCCTAAAACAGCAAAAGCTTTTATGGGAGACGAATATGAAAAACTTGGAGATGGTGATTTTAAATATTATTTAGAAGGAGTAACTGCAGGGTCAGTAGGTAAAAAAGAATACACCAGAACAGGGCAAGTTATTGCTAACTTAACAGGTTTTAGATTTGAAAAAGTAGATGTAGAAGGAGACCTTGAAAGAAAAGCAAAACAATATCTTAGAGGTTTTGACGATGCTAGAAAAACATTTGACAATATAGCTTTAGGTCCCGGAAAAGACGGTAATGATTTTTTAAGAGGACTGTCACAGTCTAACAAACAACTTTACTACGTTTATAAAGATTTAAAGTTAGCTGTAGATGCTGCCAGATATCTTGATGTAGATGGTATAACCGCAAAAAGAATTTTAGAAGATGCAGGAATAGACAAGCAAACTATTTTGTTTTTAAATAGAAATAGATTTAAAGATTATGTACCTTCTGAAGAAAAATATCAAACATTTTTAGATGAAAATTTACAAGGTCCTATGGGGATACAAGAATTACAATACTATGCAGGTAAGTATCATAGAATATATAGTACTTTACCAATGATAAATATATCGTTTACTGGAGATGAAGATAAACCTATAGGTACAACTACTGTACCTAAAGAATTAGTAGAAATGGTACGTAAACCTACTAAAGACGAAGAAAAATTAAAAGAAATACTAAGACAAACTAAAGTTGAAGGAGGGCTAGTAAAAGGAGAGGAACAAGTTCCTTATACTAAAGAAGACCCGTCAGATAGAGTAGACCCCTTTACAGGTCTTCCTTATTCTGAACAGATGAATAAACTAGGATTTGGAGAATAAGTATGAATATAGAATTATGTAAAGCAGAAATAACTAGGCACGAAGGTAAAGTATTAGAAATATACAAAGATAGTTTAGGATATAAAACTCTTGGTATAGGGCATTTATGTCAACCAGAAGACCCTGAGTATGATTGGGAAGTAGGTACAAAAGTATCTGAAGAAGTTGTTAATATGTATTTTGAAGATGACTTTAATAAACACTTAGCAGAAACTATACATGTATTTGGAACCGAAGAAGCATTTTATAATTTACCATCTGACATACAAAGAGTATTAGTAAATATGTGTTTTAACTTAGGTGGTACTAGACTATCTAAATTTAAAAATATGTTAGGTGCTTGTAGAGCACATGACTGGAATGAAATGGCTAAACAAATGGAAGATAGTCGTTGGTATAATCAAGTAGGTAGACGTAGTAAAGAATTACAAGATATAGTATTACAACAAAATGCTTCTGTATACTGAAAAACAATTAGAAGAGTGTTACAACGTATATAGAATTATACAAGTAAAACAAAACATGGCTTTTGTGTCTTTAGATAGTTTTAGAATTATGTTTGAGCAAATGTTAGAAAAAGTATATGAGGATATAATATGAAAAATATTTTAAAAAATATAGTAGGTGCTGTAGCTCCTACATTAGGTACTGCTCTTGGTGGACCTATGGGTGGGATGGCAGCTAATATGATAGCTGATGTTTTAGGTGTACCTAACAATCCTAAGTCTATAGAGAAAGGATTAGCAGAAGCTACACCAGAACAAATGTTAGAACTTAAAAAAGCTGAACAAAACTTTGAAGTTCAAATGAAAGAGCTTGATGTAGATGTATTTAAGTTAGAAGTAGCTGATGGTCAAGATGCTAGAAAGAATTTTAGTAAAGACTGGACAGCTCGTATAATGGGCATAGCTGTTGTAGGTGGATTTATGGGATACATATTTCTTGTTACTCTACAACCACCAGAGCAAAACTCTGAAGCTCTTATAAACCTTGTACTAGGGTATCTTGGTGGTTTAGCAAGTGCTGTTATATCTTTTTACTTTGGAGCTTCTAACACTTCTAAAGACTAATGGATGCAGTAGCTGTAATAACCGAACTAGGATTTCCTATAGCAGCAGCTTTAGGTTTAGGTATGTTTGTATGGAAACTTATCAATAGAATTATTGATGGTATGGAAACTAAACTAGATAGTCAATATGGTATCATAGTTAGTTTAATAGACAGAGTAAGAGCAATGGATAATCAAAGTATTAGACAGGATGTTCTACTTAAAACTTTATTAGGTACACCAAACCTTATAGAGATAGATAAGATTGCGAAAGCAGATAGAGATGACCAACGAAAAGACTAACAAGAAAATTTTACAAGTGGTAAATCTTGCTCCTAGTGAAACTTGGATAGAAAAAATTGTAGACGTACATCCTATGAAACAAATTACAATAGCTTCTATAATACAGGTTTGTGTGTTAGGATTTATGGGTGTATCTATGTTATTAATAAGTACAGTATTTTAATATGAAATTAATACCTACATTTAAAAGCGACAAGGCTATTAGAAACTGCAAGTTTTGCATATTCTTTTGGTCTATGTTAATTATGTTTTGGTCTGTTAATAGTATGGCAGATGAAATGATACACAAGTTTAAGTCACCATCTTTCAATGGTAACAATACTAGCTCACATTATCTTACAATAGAAAACCAAGAGTTCAATCGTAAGATGACTATTAAAGAAGAGTTAAAAGCTTTACAAGAACAAATTAAAAGAGATAAAGAAAATACAACACTTGCAAGATTTATAAGAAACTTGGAGTCTCGTATTTATGCACAACTGTCAAGACAATTAGTAGAGAATTTATTTGGGGAGAATCCTAGTACAGAAGGTACTATAGAACTTGAAGGGAATACCATTTCTTACACAAGTGATGGTGATATAATAACACTTACAATTACGGATGCAGATGGAAATGTCACGGTTATTCAGTTGCCTATTGGCAGTTTTACTTTCTAGTTGTGCTGTTCTAAATGAGAATGACGACTTAGTATTAACAAAAAAAATACAGTCTCCATATATCCTAGAGCTACAATCAGAAACTTTACAAAATTTACCAGCAGCAAAAGTTCAGCCAACGATAGCTATATACCCAAATAGTTTTAAAGATTTAACAGGGCAGCGTAGAAGTAATAGTACCTTTGCATTATTTAGTACAGCTATTACTCAAGCACCCGAAGCATTTTTAATTAGGGCGTTTAAACATACTGCACATGGTAAGTTTTTTAGAGTTGTAGAACGTGTAGGATTAGATGACCTTACAAAAGAAAGACAACTTATTAGAAGTACTCGTAAAGAGTTTGAAGAAGATAATAAATTAAAACCCCTGCTCTTTGCAGGATTGTTAGTTCAGGGTGGAGTAGTCTCATATGAGGCTAATCTAAAGTCTGGTGGATTGGGTGCTCGTTATTTAGGAATAGGTAACAGTAAACAATACAGAGAAGATACAGTTACAATATCACTACGATTAGTTTCTGTATCAACTGGTGAAGTGTTAATGGAAACGTTAGTGACCAAGAGCATTTTATCAACAAGTATTTCTCAGGATATATTTCGTTTTATTGAGCAGCAAACAGAGCTGGTAGAAATAGAAGGTGGTGTAGCTGAGAATGAATCTGTCTCTATAGCTTTACAAAAGGCAATAGAAACAGGAGTATTAAATATAATAAATATAGGAATAGAGAGAGGCTATTGGGAATATGAATAAAATAATATTAAGTTTAGTAGCTATAATATCTTTAGGTATTTATGCTGCTGATAATGAAATATACGTTGAGCAATCTGGTGCTACAGCAAATCTTGATTTAGAGCAACTCGGTTCTGCTAATATTATTGGAGGTTTAAATTCCGTAGCCGGTACTTTAACACCTCTTGATTTAGATGGAACTGGTATGACATTAGACATCAATCAAATTGGTGATACTAATAAGTTCTTAGGAGATATTCTTGCTGATAGTTTGACAGGTTTCTTTGAGTTTGATGGAGACAGTAATAGTTTCACAATTCAAGTAGACCCTACAAACACATACGGAGCAGATAGTTCTAACTTAAATGTTGATGTAACTGGAAGTACTAACACTTTTACGCTTGACTTAGCGACAAGTGCTATGGCTAGTAATACAGACCTTGATTGGATAATCAATGGTTCAGGTAACACGATTGACTTTGATATTGATTATGATGGTGGTACATCGTATATGGATATTGATGGAGATTCAAACACGGTTAGCTTTGATGGACAAGGCTATGCAGGTGGTTACTTTTACTTAGACCAGACAGGAAGTTCTAGAACATTTAACATACAACAACAGAGTACATTGGATAATGATTGGCTTAAGATACTTTCTACTGGTTCTAGTGGTACTGTTTGTGTCATCCAGAACGATGGGGGAACAGCAGTCGGTTGCTGATATAGGCAGCATTACAGAACTTAAAGGTTTTGGTAGAGTTGTAAGAGACAATACTTACGAAGCTTCATTATCTTTCAACATAAATAGTTACGATAATGTCCAAACTTCTAATGGGAGAGTGGGCATTACGTTTCTAGATGATAGTCAAGTTAGATTGACTGAACATTCTGAACTCATAATTGATGAGTTTATATATGACCCTGACCCATCTAAATCTAAGATGGCTCTACAGTTTGCTAGTGGTACTGCAAGATTTATCACAGGAAAACTAGCAACTATAGATAAACAAAACATATTTATAAAAACTCCAAGTGCTACGATAGGTATTCGTGGGACTGATTTTACTGTGACTGTAGATGAACTAGGTCGCAGTTTAGTTATCTTATTACCTGACAACGAAGGTCTACCTAGTGGAGAGATTGTAGTTGCTACAGCTATGGGAGAGGTTGTACTTAACAAGCCTTACCAAGCTACAACAGTTTCAATGTTTGAAGCTGCACCCACTAAACCAGTTATCCTTGACTTGACACTTGAGTTAATTGATAACATGTTGATTGTAAGTAAACCAAAGGAGAATGAAGTTGCAGGAAGACAAGACGGAGGTAGTAGTTCAAGTAATGTTCTTGATATTGATTATCTCGATTTTGACGATTTAGAGCAGGACTATTTAGCAGGTGATGAGTTAGAGTTTACAGAGTTAGATATAAATTATCTTGATGTAAATTTTTTAGAAGACCTACTAAATATTATTGAAGACATAAACGAATTAGATAATACAAACACACTATTAAAAACAGACATAGATTTAAAAGGTACATCATTTGGGTTT